CCGCAAGACTCTCTAGGATCTTCACGTTGAGCATGAAGTAATGCCTTATATTTCCAACTCATTGTGTAAACGTACCAATACTAGGAAATAAAGCACGGGTACATTGACGTTTGGGTGCTCTAACTCCAGCCATATCAATAGCTCCTGCTAATTCAAACTCTACAACATTTCTGTTTTCTGCTGATTTTCTATCTACTGTATATATTTGACGTTTAAATTCTGCTGTAGGATCTGGTGTACCCAATGGATTACTACCACCACTAAAATTTGCAGCGTCAATAAATCTCGCCATTGTTCTAATTCTTGTAAACGTAGCACCTGTTAAATCATTACCAGCAGTTGTTTGATTAACAGTTAAAAGAATTGCAGATATTGTTCCCAACGCATTACTCACAACAAGTTTTGGTCTTGGAATTTGACCACGTTGATATGCAAAACCTGTAGCTTGAATAGGAAATCTTTGATAAGAATTACCAGCCCATACTATTTCTCCATTCGCATCAAGATTTGATCCAGAATGAAATCTATAAACTGTAGTCGCACCATGTAAAGAATTATCTAGCTGTAATGTAAAAAGTTCAATAATTGCCGAAGGATTTATTTTTTGAACTTCACTAAATACAGGATCAGTGCTCATGGCTCAAACACCTCTCTAAATGTTACTTGTACTGTTGCTCTGTTTAAATACGGAATAGATTTTGACCATGTTTCACATACAAACTTAGAAGAACTACCTTCTCCTGGTGGAGTAAAGTCAAAGCTAGCACTATCGTTTGCTCTAGCATCTAAGAATGTTTCTATAGTATCTGCATCTGTTTCTGAAACATTAAAAGTAAAATTAAATGTTTTTGGATTTTGGTGCTGTGCTAATCCAAATAAAATTCTATGCTCGTAACCATCAGCAAAACGTACTGTTTTAGTATTTGGTGCAGAGCTTTTTTGCTGTCCGTATGTTGGTGTAATTGAAGGAAAAGTAGCCATTATGCAAGTAAACCTCCAGGTCTTTGTTGCTGTACTATTTCAGATTGTACAGCAGCAGAAATAAGCAGACCAAGTTCTCTGCCTCTTTGTTCATCACCTTCAATTGAAGATCCAGAGGCATCTACATTTACTACCACATTTGTAGAACCACCAAGAGCATGGTTCGGTGTAATCATTCCAGAAGATCTAGGGGTAAATAGTTCTGGTCCACGTTCTCCGACCATATAGGTTCCTCCAGCTTTTACTGGACCTCCATCGGCTCTGCCTCCGAAAAATCTACCTATACCTCCAGGTAGACCAGTAAGAAAAGCATTTACACCATATTCAATAATAGATCTTTGTATTTGAGAAAATACACTACTAGCAACCTCTCCAAGAGTTCTAGTTCCTTGGATTGCACCTTCAATAGCATCAACAAGACCTGTTTCTATGCTTGTGGCTATATCTCCATATAGATCAAGTGTTCTTTGCAGTGAGTTTCTAAGTTCAAGACTGTCTGCTATTTGCTTCTCCATATCTTTAGTTATTTCATTTAAAGGAATATCCATTTCTTTTGCTATACGGAGTTTTTCTTTCTCTACTTCTGCTGCAAAACTACCTAGCTGTATTTGATTCTGCATATTTGTGTTCTGTGCTCTTATAGCTTTTGTAGCTAAATTAAACTGATCCGTTCTAAGTTGAGCTAGTTCTAATGATTCTCCTTCCTTAACTAATTGATTTTCTATATCGGATATTTGTTTCTTTAATCTTCTTCGCTTGTGTTCATTCTGTTTACTACTACTAATTCCCGCTAATTGTTCTCTTAAGGTGTTTAATTTATCTACTTGTGGCCCACCTTCAGCTTCAGCTAATGTCAGTAATTCTGATCTACTTCTTTGGTTTTCTCCTGTAAGACCATTTATAGCGTTAGCAAAGAATTTAAAGAATGGAGCTAAAGCAGCTTGCATTTTAGCCATCGCAACTTTGAAAGAGTTTCCAAGCATACGACTAGCCTTGGCAAACTCTTGAACATTCTTTACTCCTTTCTCACCTATCGCTTGATTCATCTTTTCGGTTGCTGCTGCTAATGCAGCGTGTCTGCCTTCAGACTTTTCAAGAACTTTTAGTCTTTCAGCTTCTACCGTTCCAGCTATACCTGATGAGACTATAAGTTGCTCAATATTTGGATTTAAAATGTTAAAGGCATCACCTAGTGTGTTTATGTTGGTAACTAATGTTTGGATTTGTGAAAGTACAGCAGTTGCAACTAGACCTCCTGCAAATCCACCCATCTGTCCTCCAAATTTTCCACCAATAGCACCACCAGCAGCACCAACAGCACCACCGAGTAAACCTTGTCCGAATAATAGTGGAAATGCACCACTAATTAATGCACTTGCAAGTGCACCGCCACCCCCTCCTCCTGGAGCCACTCCCTTTCCAGGAAGCATTTGCCCCATAGGACTAAACTTCAGAGGTGAGCTAGGTCCTAAAGGTATCTTTGAAGTAGGTCTAAGTCCTTTTGTTGACTCCTTTTTAGATAAAGCAAGGCTTTCCTTTTTTAACTTATTTGTTTTTGTTAACTCCTTATTAATATTTTTTTGTGCTCTTTCTTGCTTTATTAGTAATGCAGCTTTATCTCTTTCGTTTTTTAGTAGTGTTTTAGAATCGCCCTTTTTTCCCTGTGCTAAAGCGTTTAACTTACTTATTCTTCGCTCAAGATTATTTATCTGCTGGTTAATCTTCTGGACATTCAGCTTTATATTAACTTCGTAATTAGAGCCAGCCACTAATTTAGATAAAACATTGTTCTTAGTTTAGCGTACCTTACGATATTGAGCTTTCTTTTTTGCTTTTTCGTATGCTTTCTCTTCTCTTTCGTTCTTAAGACTGAAGTATGCGTTCCAACCGTAGACCTCTTCTAAGGTCATGTGGGTACGAATATACTGGACTGTCATTCCTAAAGTTTCAGCAACTAAAAACTGAAAATATAGGTAATGGTCTTTATTCATCTGTGCTTTTTACGGCATCAGGGGTAGCCTCCTCGCCCAACTCTTGCATCTTAGTCATAAGTTCGAGTAGTACTCCCAATGGTATTTCTCTTCTTAAAGTAACTTTGTCACCTTCGCTAAATAACTTTTGACCATTTTCATCTTGAGCTTTATTTATTATTACCTGAAGAGCAAAGTCTAAACTACCTTCGTTTTGAACTCTGTTGGAAGCCATTAAAATATCATTTATGACATCTCGATCAGCAATAGTTAGCGGTGTCCAATAAACGGTTAAGATTAGTTCGCCATCTTTGTATATAGGGTAGCTACTTCTTTTGCCTATGCTAAAGGCTTGCTTTAGCTTGTCGATTGCTCTTTCTGATGCCATAAAGTTGAATAGTGTATTCTTATACTATACTACTACTTTATTATTTAAAACCAACTTTTTTAAATGCTTTGTCTATATCTTTGTTGATAAGCCCACCTAACGTATATACGTTGTACCAGTTTGGTTGTTTAGCTGTT